CAATTTGAAAATAAACCATTCTACCAATTTTAGTATAACCACCTCTTTGAATACTATAGGTCGGACTTGTCAAACCACTTGTAACTTCAGGAGTAAAAGTCCCCTCTTCATAATCATCAAACAACTCACTTGTCATTGTGCCAACACCACCAGTATCAGCAGTAGCACTAAAATCAATACCATGACCAGCAGTACCTATAACTAAATTTCCATCAGCTATATTTACGTTTCCAGAGTTATCTATCGTCATTCTTGTAGTTTCATCCGTTCCAAAACTTAACGAATTATTATTGTGAAGATATTGAACAAACCCTGCAAATTCAGCATTGCCACTTGTAGCGTCACTAAAAAATATCGAACCAGCATTACTTGTGCCAGAACGAATTGTCATTCCTGTATCGGCACTTGTTGCGATTGTCAAATCATCTGCATTTGCACTTCCTTCCGTAGTAGTTCCTAAAAGCAACCTTCCAGACTCATCTAATCGCATTCTTTCATCATTGTTAGTTGCAAAAATTAAAGCAAAATTACTTTGATGATAAAAATTACCATGACCTGCAGCATCTAAACCAACATATAAACCTTGATTTGTTGAATTTCCTGTATCAGTATTTGTAAATTGTATTGCTGAACCATTAGTTGATGAGTTGTGTATTCTTACTAAACGAGGTTCTGTGCCACCATCTGTAATTTCTAAAATAGTATCTGGCGTAGTTGTGCCTCCTATACCAATTCGATCATTGCCTGCATCAACATAAAATAAATTAGCTTCTGTATCGCCTTCAATTCTAAAATCTACGTCTGCACCATCTTCATTAAATATTGTTGTAGTTCCAAATTCAACTCTTTCAACACCACCAGTAGAAATATTAAATTTATCAGCAGCACTAAAAAACACTCCTGTGTTTAAATCATTTCTTGCGGCTAATGCGGGGGTGCTGGCAGATCCGTCTTCCAGTGTAAACGTGCCATCAAGTTGAAATAAATCTATAAATGCTGAGTTTGCAGCATTACGAATTTGGAGCATATCTGTAGAGGTATTTGCATACAACTGAAATGCGTAAGTTGTTGAAGGGGCAGCATCACCACTACTCAAACCCGCTAATGCCTGTAAAGCATCTTGTATATCTTGACGTACTGCTAAACCTGTTCCGTTATCTATTACAAAATCATTTTGATTAGTCATTTCATCACTTTTTATTTAATTATAGAATACCTCAATAACATAAATTAAGCACCTTTCCCAAATCCAATAGCTGTATATTTAAAACTTAAATCTTTAAAATCATTGTTTGAATCTCTTGTTTCTATGACAAACTGAGTTCCTGTTACAGACGTAATTTTAAAATAATCACCTGACACAGCACCTTCAAGAGTTATTCCTATTGTTGGTAAAAATGCAGAAGTTGAGGAATTTAAAACAGAAGTTCCTGTATAAAAAGCATTTCCAAAGCTTACTGTTTTTGCAGAATTGTTTGTTGCACAAGCACTTGCAATAGCTGTATTAACAGTTTCGGTTCGTCTCTTCATACTTGCTGTATAACCTAACTCATCAATCTCAATATTTTGATCTGAATCATTAGAAAAAAGTTCAGCCCTAAATCTAAAACCTCTGGCAGTAAATTCACCATTTGCAAAAGTATTAAATGTTGAAAAGGGACTTGAAATATTACAGCTTCCGCTAGTGGTGACATTATTTCCAGAATTATCTTTTATTTTTATGAATTCAACAGTTCCTTTTGTAACTAAATTATTTGTTGATGTAGTTATAGAAACAACTCCCAAAGATTGAGTTGCACCAACAACATAATCACCACTTACAGCAGATCCAGTATTAAATATAAGTTTGACAGTATCATTAGCAACTAGTCCACCATGATTTCCATCAGTAAAAATTCGTATTTCACCTGTAGAAGCATTAACGATTTCATATTCTGCAATCTGTCTTACAGCTTCAACTATAAAAATATCTGTACTTGTAATTGAAACTACTTTTAAAAACCCATTTACTGCTGAACCGCTTGTAAAATTAGTCAAAATTTGTTCATTAACAGCAGCTCCATGAGAACTTTTTGTAATAGTTATCAAATCTTGTGTTTGACTATATGAAGCTGATAAAGAAGCATCGGCCACACCTTGACAAGATGAAACTTGTAATTTTGCTCCTACATCTTCCGCAATAGTGCCGTCCCAATCTGGCATATCATTAACTAATTGAACTCTTGAATCCCATAAATCAGATACAACGATTGCAGCAGTTTTAAAATGACGTTCTAAAGATAAATTAAACACAGCACCTAAATCCAAGTCATCAACAAATGTATAAAAACCTTGTGAAGCAATTCCAGCCCCTAAAAAATCAAAATTTGCTATTGAATTTACATCAGTAACATTATCAAAAAACTCAGTTCCATCTAAAACAAGACCATTAAATTCATCACTAAATACAGTTCTAACCCTTGTACCATTAAATTTTGGTGTAGTTTGGTCTTCTCGTTTTGTAACAACAATTTGATTTGGCTGCGGGTCTGGTTTGGTTACAATTATTTTTGCCGCATTTTCTGATCTGCGGCCACCATCATCAATGAATTTTATTGAATATGTCCCAGTTGCAGCTGGCACAAGTGTTTCGCTGATATTTCCAGCTAATTGTTGAATTATTTCAACTGAATTAGCAAAACTTGCATTAGTTGAAGTGTCCGAAGTATGCCTGACCGACACTGCTCCCCCATGAGTCACGTCAACAGAAGTAGAAGGATTAAAACGTAATTTTATAAAACTATCTGACACTGGTTCTGAAGTTAAACCTGTGGGGTCTTCTGGTTTTTCAGTTTTACCTTCAGCTTGAATATCTACAGATGAAGTTGTAGCACTTAAAACACCTAAAGAATTATATGATTTAACTTTGAAAGTATAAGAACCTAAACGAGATTCAAAAAGTTCAAAACTTGGTCTTGCAACTCTTGTTTTTTCTGGGTTATCTTTTTCATATTGAAATTCTACAAGATATTCTTTTACTCCTAAAACTGGCTGCCAAGAAACAAATATTTTTGAAACTGCACGATTATTTAATACAACAATTCGCTCTACAGCACTCAAATTTGAGGGTGAAGGTTTTTCATCAATAAGAGTTGTGATAACTCTAGGATCAGCAGCAACATTTGTATCTTCTACTTGTGCATATTTATTTGTGTCATGTATTGTTGCAACGATTCCATATTCAAATTTGTTTTGTTCAGTGACAGACAAAACTCTATAAGTCTGAAATTCAACAGATGTATTTTCAATAGCCCAAATACTGTTTGCCTGTGGTACCGCTGAGAAAGCAGAGGATACAGTTATAGTTTTGTCAGATATAGTACTTATGGATCTAGTTTCCATCGTGCCGTCAGGTAAAACAACAGAAAGAGTTGCTGAATTTTCTATAGTCAAATCAGTATTATTTGCATTATCAACAATAATTTGAGTTGTTGAAACACCTGTATTTATACGCCCACCTCTTCGTACCCCTGCCCTCATTGAATCAGCTATGCCAATAATTGTAGAAGGTCTAACAATTACACCAGCTTCAAGTGTGGTTGTAAAATTAACAACTTCACATTCTTTAAGATTTGAATATAAAAACCAACGACCTAACCTATTAGCTTGTCCTCTTGATGTACAAGCAAAAGATTTTATTGTCTTTCTTGTTCTTCCAAATTTTGCGACTGCATCAGATAAAGCTGTTATTTGATCTGTTGTTATTAATTCATAATTTATTTGTTGTGTATCATTATCAAAATATGAAACTTCTACTTCTGTAAATTTTGTTCTTTGTCCTGATCCCTGATAAGTAAATCCATTTGCTGTAACATTTGCATCAGTAAATAAATATTGTGGATCTGAAGTATTAGTTAAAATGTCAGTAGGTCTATCTTGAGATATTTGCAAAGTGCCAACACCATAAAAAGGCATCGCGTTCATAACAGAACAAAGATCATTTATTAAGGTGTAAGCATCTTTTTTTTGATTTAAAATTATATTTGTTGAAAAACGTGCCTCCGTTGTACCTGTTATAGGATCAGTTATTTGTTCACTTGCGTATTGACTAGCAGAGAAAAAGCTAAAAACATCTAAAGAATCCTCTTCAATAAGTCCATCAGTACCACCAAACGCTTTGTCAGTAGTTAATAGATCATATAAAATCCATGCTGGGTCTGAACTCCATTCTTTATTTGTTTTAAATGTGCCGTTAAAATCTCCGCTATAACTTAAAGAACCATCAGCCCTCACAGTCGAATTATGGGGTATCTTTATCTTGGTTCCCTTGACCCTAAATTTTACTGTTGGAAAAGATTGAAATTCTTGTGCATTAAATCTTATTACTACATAGGCAAACCCCTGATAGGCTCTATTATCTGTAATAATTTCTGTAAATGATAAAAAATTTGATGTGTTTTGTAGCTTTGTATCAGTTCCATCTTCTGTATTTCTAATAACTGTGATAGTTAATGGATAACTTATTTGACTTGTATCAGAAAACTTTATTTCATAATCTTTAACATAAGGGCTAGATGCTTTTCCATTAATGATATCTTCAACTATTGGATTATGAACTGTTCCATCATTTTCAGTTATTCTTATAGATATTTTTACTTCAGCACCAATAATATCTCCATCATCTTTGAATTCTTGCAAAGATGGAAACTGTAAAGATACTTTTAAACGATCAAAAGCTGTTGCACTTGTAGCTCTTGAAACAGATGCAGCATTAGTGACCGGTACACCAACAGGAACAGTATTTTGTATTTGTGCTATTTCTTTCAATGCGGTTTGATCTAAAGCACCATTTTTTATGAAAACTTCAACATCTTGAAAATTTTCATCACCATTTGCATTTTGTAAAGGTGTATTATTTAAAAAAATATTTTTTCTGAAAGTATTTGTACCAGAACCACCCTCATCAAATATTGAATCAATTTCTCCTGATCCTAATAAATGAATTACTGTGGCAAATTGTTTACTTCTTAGACCCCCCTCAACCATATCAGGATCTAAAATTTGTCTAGCAAGATCACCTATGTTTGAAACTGGTAAAACCATAAACTAAATTTCCCTTACTATTTGGGCAGTTGAAATACCTGAACTGATAATAATTGAGCCAGAATACACAAGTCCATATAAAATCGGTATTGGAATTCCACTTGTACTAATATTCTGAATCCCTCCGAAATTATATGAACCTCTAATATTTGGATCTGTATCACCTACAGATGAAACAGAAGATGCAGGCTGATTTGGACTTAATAAAGATGTAACTCCATCAATTACTAAAGAAGTACCGATTGTCGTTAACAACCCACCAATACCACCAGTTAATAAAGATGCGCCAATAGTCACTATATTATTAGAAACAAAATTAACTGCTGTGCTAACAGCATCAGTTACAAGGTTTACTGCCCCGCCAACTACATCACCAACAAAATTGAAAAAACCACGAGCACCAACAGCCACAGGAATTATTTGAATGTCACCCTGCCCACTCATATTTAATAAATCACCATTTACAGCATGACCACCAATTTTTATTTTGTAAAACTGATCATTCATGTGTTTGTCAATTCCAACGTAATTAGCTCTTAAAAAATTGATCGCTTGTTGAGGAGTTTTTACGGCAGCTTCAAATGTTGACTGACCTAAAAATTTTCTTAATTTTCCATATACTTTTATTTTTTTAAGCTGCATATCTATAAACCTTTTTTGTAGCTTGAATATATTTTAGATCATATAATTCTCTACAACTTAATTTTTTCACTGAATGATGAAGTATCAACTGATCTCCATAATATAACGCTACATGATTTAATTTTTTATATGCTCCTTCCACAAGTAAAATATCATCTTTCTGTAGCTTATCTTTATTTACTTCAATAAAGCCAGAACCAGTTAAAACTTTTTCAAAATAAGGATTCTCACAAAAAGATTTAATACTTTTTGGTCTTTCCCAATATTTTAAATTTATTTGTTTTTTTTCCAAGAAATAATCTGTGATAAGGCTCCAACAGTCTTGTTTTCCCCAGACCCATATTCTGCCTATTAATGAAGGTGGCTTCCAGCCTGTAGGTTTTATTTCATTCCAATTTGTATATTCGACACTATAAATAAAATATGGAAACCCTAAATGCTCACATGATGCTTTATCAGCTTCAGATGCATTTGCAGAACCTTTGGGATGACTATGAATAACACCAAGTATTTCACCTCCTTGATCTTCACAGTGTGCCCAATCTTCAGGATCTAATGCAAAAAACTCATGTTGACCCTCTGCAATATTTTTACACGGCCAGAATTTTTCTTCTCCATTAATTACAGCTAATAAACCACAAGCCTCTTTTGGAGCTTCACTTTCAGCGTATTTTACAGCATCATTTTTCCAAGTCATAATTAAAAATTTGTTAATGTACCGACTAAAGGGAAATCGGCTCTTGTTACAAGTTTTTTAGGCGCACCAACACCAATTAAATCAAATGTGCTGACTAATTCAAACTGAACAATATCTCTATTTTCAGTAACTTTTCTTTCAATAAAATATATTTCTCTTGGAAGTTCTGCAGTAGGATCAACTGAACCTACTTTATATGGATTAACATTTGATGGAAAGTTTTCTTCATCTAAAAATCTTGCTAGTGTTCGTCTGCGTGTAACTTTTGCTCCTGTCAGATCACTGAAAGCTGTAGTTTGATTAACAAGTTGCATAATTGCTGTAATGTTTCCAAGTAAATTAGAAAAAGTTAATGTAGGTCTAGGAAGTTTTCCCTTGCCTGAATATGCAAAACCCTCAGCACTACATGGAAACTTTGTGTAAGTGTTAGATTGCCAAATCAAATCAGTATTATCTTTTAAGTTATTACCAGAATGAAATAAATAAACAGTAGGATTTGTAGATGTACTATTTACATTGAAAGATACATTACCACTTGTTGACTGTGAACTTGTAGCCGTAACTGTAAAAGTATTTGTATTAACTGTTTGAACTGTGTAAACACCATCTATCCCATTACCAGAAGTAAAATCAAGACTTAAAATCAAACCAGCAGAAAAACCATGTCCATCAAGGGTGATTGTTATTGTGGTTCCACTTTGAGAATAAGCACAATCTGTTTTTGCAGATTTTGTATAATGTA